TCTGTTGTTACGACCTCTGATGAAATCGAACTTCTGTTACCCTGTGTTGCCGTCCACCCAACCAGATTCAACTCGTGACACATTGCTTCGAAACCTCTCATAACCGAACCTTCACTCTTCCATTCATCACCCAAATTTTTATCAGGAACGATACAGTCAATATAGTCTAATACAACCATATCTAACTTAACTCCATCAGCAATCATCTTGCGAAGTTGATTTTTGATTTGAAGCATTGTTAAAGTATCTGATGGTAGTTTCTTTAAAATAAGACGGTTTTCCATCTTACTTTGTACCTCTCTAACCTTATCCATCACCTCATCTTTTTTAGTTGATAACTCATCGGGATGGACTTTTGTCCAAAGTGTGATGTGTTTACGTTGAATAATTTTTGGGTTATCCTCGAAGAATATTTGAAGTACATTGTATCCCAAATTAAATGAGTGATTTGCAATTTTGGTTAAGAATGTAGATTTACCTACTCCCGTGGGGGCTAAGATAACTCCTAATTCTCCTTTTGCCAAACCTCCTTTTAACAATCTGTCGATACCTGGTATTCCCATCGGAATTGGGTGACGATAGTCTTCGTTAAGTACATCATCCAAATTAGAGAATACATCGGCCATTCCATCTTCTCGTTCTCCAACTTGTAGAGCTTCTCTAACTAGTTCTTCTAGTTTGTCATAACTTTCAAACTCACCACCATCAATAACTTTTTGAGCTTTAGTAATGGCTTTTTGTAGTTCTTGTTGTTTACAAAACTTGAGAGCCTTTTCTTGAATAAAACCACTGCCTTCAATTGGGGAGTCTTTGATTTTTGTGATAGTGTCCAACACAATTTTAGAGGCCAATTCTTGTTGTAGTTCAGACTTGGTTATTTGCTCTAATGTATCAAAAGTAGGTACGTGTTCGTATTTGGAATAGTACTCCTTAATCATTTGCAAGATGATTTTGAAGTACTTATTTTCAAAATATTGTTGTTCTATAACGTCAATTATGGACCTTCCGAACTCTTTATCAATAATGATTTGATTCAATAATTGTATTTGAAAAGAAGACCCTAAATAATCGAAATTTTTGTTTGACGCCATAGTAAATTTTTGTTCGTTTTTGATAAATATTATCGCTTAGTACTAATTCCCGCGAATTCAAAAGTTAAATTTTTCGCTGAAAAAATGTCAGTAAGTGATGAAAGCAAACTTTTTATATGAGGGCGGATATCTACGGTGTATCTTATTTTAGGAGGGAAAATCTTAGCATCAATCTGACGATGACAAATTGTCATGTCCCCATGTTTAATAAAGATGTTAAAGTGTTCTGGTCCGTCGGTATATGACGTATCCAAAATAGATGGGTTACCCTGAATCTCATAAGAATTTTCAAGCATATAATCCACAGTTTTCATCTTCAAACGATGCATGAGAGTATTTTTAAATTCTAAAATAAACTCATAAAGTTCGGATGAGTATTTTGCTTCGGGATTGTAATCACGAACATTAAAATACCTCTGAACGATGATGTTATCGTTAACCATCATCAAAAACTCAAGTTTTGTTAAATCTTGCTCTTTCATAAAAAATTACTTTTTGGTTTTAAATTGTTTTTTTTCTTTTCTTGTTAATTTCATAAACGGTTTTACAAAGTTTACCCAAGCCTCGTCATGTTTTGGGAGAAATTTGAAGAACCCATCCTCCATCATCATACGGATTAGGTTTCTATACCCTCTCCCCTCGGGGTCTAATGTTTCACTATAATATAATTTGACTATTTCCTTACCTTCCTCTGTGATTAACGGATTAGACAAATCCACGATTTTGTTGTTAATCTCAAAAAATTCATTTCCATAGATACCTGATTTTGTTTTACCTGAAAGTAAGTTTTGTAATATTTTGTTTTTTTTGTCCTCAGTAAGTAATACCTCGGCTCTTGTTAAAATATCGTTAAAAGAAACCTCATGGTCAAGTATCTCAGGAAATAATTTGACTAAAGTTTTTTCACCCAAATAATAGATACCATCAATATTATCAGACTTATCACCTGACAATATTTTATATGTTTTTACATTATAGTGGGGTATCTCAACCTCGTGTAGTTTGATAAAATCACCTTTTTTATAGGTTAATCTTTTACTGGGTGAGTATATAGACACGTTTTGTGATATAAGCTGTGTTAGGTCTTTATCACTCGAGAAAATGGTTATAATCTCATCATTTGCAATCTGACAATAATAAGCAATAAGGTCATCAGCCTCATTGTTGTTAATATCAACCTGACGAACAAACATCTCTTCAAGATATTGTTTTACTCTATGTTTTTGTTGGTAAAACGACTCCTCTTTAAAGTCATAACCAGGTTTTCTGTTCTCCTTGTATTGGGGGTATATTATTTTTCTTGTGAGAGAACTCCCTTCACCATCCCAGAATACGACTACTTTATCAAAGTTTTCTTCTTCAATAAAACGTCGGGTAGTATTTAGAAAATGCCAAATACCCCCAACGTGTTTACCTTCGTGAAAGAAATCTTTCACACCATGAAATCCAATTTTTAATAAATTGTTTCCGTCAATTAATAATGTTTTGGTCACCTTTTATTTAATTAAGGTTCGACTTCTTCTTTCAAATCAAAATCCAAATCAGATACACCCAAAATATCTTTCCAATATTCAGCGTGTTCTTTTTTGTAACTTTCGATAGATGCCTTTTCTTCTGCCGGTTCTTTACCAGCCATAAATCCGTGTGGTGTTACTATAATTTTACCATCCTCATAACCTAATCCATTGATATGATTTTTAAGTACAGATACTTTGGTACGAACTGCAAATTTAACAGTTCTCTTATCTTTTGTGGCGGTAATTTTTGTAGTACCAGCACCTTTTTGATTACCAAACAAAAATACCAAAGATGAGTTTAACCAAATTGCTTCACCACCTTTTGCCTTAATTTTTGGTTGACCAAATGGATTATCAGGAAGTTCAACCCAAGGTTGATTAACAATTACAAGTGTGTTTTCAAACTTTGAATCAGCTTTACGACTACCTGAAATTCTTTGGTTAATACCCATACCAATCTTGTCAGCAAGAACTGAAGCATTGTGTTGTTTACCACCTTTACCTTCAAAAGTCATCTTACAAGGAACTGAACCAACTGAGTCCCAAAGGAAAAGCAAACTATAATCCAATTCACCTTTTTCTTGGGCATCCAACAAGTTGTTGATATACTCGGTAATTTGTTCGATGTAATCAAAATTATTGTTGAATAGATAAAAACCATCCCAATCAATCTCACCTGTTGATTCATCCACAACCTCCTCACATTGGAACCCCATAATACGAGCGTGTTCAAATGACCACTTTTGTTCGGTGATAATGAATACAGGTAGGATTCCTTTTTTCTGAGCATCGACCGCCGCCTTTACAAGTGCAGTGGTTTTACCCGTATCAGAGTGACCCAAGAACATATTGATGTGTCCAATCGCCGGCCCTGGTATTCCAACCGCATCCAAAAATTCTGTACCCAAGTCAAAATATCTTTGAGGTTTATATTTTGCCGAAGTAGAGAACTTAGATTTGATTGAATCTAAACCTAATTCTTTTTTCTTAATTGCCATATTAACTATATTTCTTGAATTGTTGTAAAGCGTCTAGCTTATCTTTTGCACTTGCCAATTGGTCAACAAATTTATCCATCTCTTCCAAATGTTGAGGATGTTCTCCGATACCAACAGGATTATTGAAATAGACCATTAATGTTGCTTCAGCTTCTGAAATTTGGGCGGAGTACTTGTTTGTCAACGCCTCATACAATTTTTGCGTAATTTTTTCTTGAGTTGTCATTTTTTTAAGGTATTAAAAACCACCCCATATTTCAGGGGTAGTTTGTTTAACATTTTTTATTAGAAAGGAAGGTCGTCTGATGGTTCATCGTCTGACTGTGGGTCAACGACTGATTTCTTACCACCCATAGATACCGTTTCCTCAATTTCACTTCCGTAGATATACTTACCAGCGTCAGAATCCCAACGTGGAACTTCGCCACGAGCAATAGCTTCGAGATACTCGGCCGGCTTCTTAGAATATACATCACCCCAAGTCAATTCATCATTAACCCAAGTTTCTTTTGTCTCCTTATCCTCATGTAGAGGAGATGGGTCATCGTGCATAATTGTCTGAATGACAGTATAAGTAGCTCCTTTTGGGGTCTTAGCCTTTGTCAATTCAAGAATGATATCTCTACCATTTTCAGGGTCAGTGATATCTCCTTTTTGACGGAAAATTGGGATGATTTTATCCAAGATACCTTCGTTCTTATAGTTATGCTTGAAACGCCAAAACTTAACTCCGTCTTGTTCGTTGTCACGGTCAATAACCTTAACAATATAGAATTTACGTGGTTTGTACTGTTTTGCAAGTTCCTTATCAGACTCTTTTCCTGTTGACATAAGTTCTTCGTAAACTTCAGACAATGGAGAACGCTCGTTGTCATTTTTACCTGGGTCAAAAAACTTCTGCCATTTTCCATCAACTTGAACTTCGTGGAACCATACCTCTTTGAATGGTGAACTTCCGTCTTTTGTTGGGAGTATTCGTAGTCGTTTTTGACCTTGTTTCTCGTTATCCTTGAGGATAGCCGCGAAATACTTTTTCATTCTTTCATCTTGAGACATTTTTGAGGCGTTAGATGAACCGCCTTGTTTTGAATTTTCGTACTGCGAAAGAATCGCATCTAAAGAATTGTTTGTCGCCATAATAATTAAATTTAAAATTGTTTATTAATAATAAGTGTCAGCCTTTGTTTTGTCAAATTAAAAAGGGGTCAAATGACCCCTTTTATTATCTTACCTCGGTGAAGTCTCCCGATTCCTCATCTCCAAAATCTCTAAAACTTTTTTTGATGTCTATAGGTGAATAACCTTCAACATCATCCTGAGTTAAAACATAATCATTCTTTCCCGTTTTTTCCATATCAATCTCTTTATCTTCAAAAAAATCACTAAGTTTCTGATTAAACGGTCCTGAATCTAAACTACGTAATTCAAGTTTTTCCTCCGGAGTTTTTGTTCTATATTTTTCAACTTTAGCCTCCAAATCATTCAATTTGGTAACTATAGAGTCCATATTAGACAATTTACTTTCCAACTCTTCTAAATGTTTAAATAAGTTATCAAAGTATTCTTCTTGTTTTGTTTCAATATTTTTTTGTGACTTAACTAAGTCAGTTATTTCTAACTCTTCACCTTTAGATTCTTTTCCTTCCTCGTCCCCAATTTTTTCAACATCAGGGTCTGTTGCAACATCAACAGGTTGTGGTACCGCCGCTTCAGGGGCCGGAGCACCAGGAGGTGGTGGGACCGCGCCTGGGTCGGCGGGTGCTGGTGGTGGAACTGCTTCTTCTCCAGGAGGTGGAGGTGGAACGTCTTGTTCAGTTATATATCGATTGATATCGTTATATCTTTTTAATTCGTTTAATATTTTAGTATCTATTCCCATTTTTTAACCGTTTAAAAGTTGTTTAACTCCATGTAAAGTTTCAACCTGAATTTTTTTATTGGTATTCATAGTGTTATCAACTCTCTCAATTAAACCATCTTTAATTCTAAGAGTATAACACTCACCCGTATCTAAATCACAAACTTCTTTATAACCGTTACCGTTATCTCTTTCTGTTATTCGAGTGTTCTTACCCAAATAACTATCTAATATCTCTTTAGTACCCATAAGTTTTTATTTATAAATATCTTTTATTTTAGAAATTTCCACTAATATATTGTACAGTTTGACTTCTACTATTATCAAGCGTTACTCCATCGGACAATACAGGGTTCAAAGTTACTCTAAATTTCACAGATTCTACTGGAGTGTCTGAACAATCCGAATCTAATTGAATGTCCTCTAAAGATATTGATAAACTTTGTTTGTCACTAGAAATCAAGTTTGATATATTATATTGATAATCAGTTTGTGAACATTCAGATGGTGAAGTCACTTTATACTCCGCAACTATCATAACCCATTTTTCATTATTTGTGTTATTAACTGTCACAACAAATTTGGGGTCACCTACTGAGGTTCTTGTTATACTTAATAACTGTGTTGGTTCTGTCGAAGTTGCAGATTGTCTATTAACTTGGTCGTATGCAAAAATCGCAGATTGAACTTGACTTTCAATATTTCCTAAATCAACAATATCCATGTCTTCATATATGGTTTCAGGTTTAATATTTTGTTTAGAATTTAAAATAATAAATTTAGTTATTTCTTTATAATTGTCCTCACTAATTGTCGCAACTCTACTTCTCCACCTATTAGATAAAAATGTAACAAACTTATCAGTATTTTGGAAAGATGCATATGGTACATTGTCGGTAGAACAAAAATATTGTTTTAAGAAGTTTGACTCTCCTGATTGACCCCATGAACTTGTTAGGTCAATTCCACCAAAATTGAAGTTGTTTGACGAAAAACCCGCAGCCGACCCATTTGAATTTAACCAAATGAAAGCATAAATTGTATGGGCCAACTTAATGTTTGCACCTCCATTTAAATTTAAAACAGAATTAACAATTTCGTACATTTGAGTTAAATTAAACTCTTTTTTAACAATTTCAGCTTTAGTGTAAGATGCGTAGTCTGAATTAGTCACACATTCTTGATTAGCGGATTTTGTACTTGCCGGACTATTATTCAATTCATAATTCAATAATCTTAATTGGTCAATTGAATTAGTTGTTGTATTAG